CAACGTGGATGCAGAGATGGCGGCGGTCGGGGCTTTGAAGAAGTAACGGGATGTCGGGTTCTGATCCGATGAACGAAACGGAGGCCATGGCGTGGCTCAAGCGTCAGCTTGGCTGCGGCAAGGTCAATGTCGAGTTGTCGAACGATCATGTGCTCGACGCCCTTTACAACTCCAGGAGATGGTGGGTGTCACGCAAGGGCGTGAAGCGCGTGGTCGCGGCCAACATCTATTCTGGCACAACGGAATATCTGATGCCGCCCGACACGGACGAAGTCATCGAGGTGTGGTTCCCTTCAAGCCAAATCGATGTCATTGCATCTGTGGATCCGTATGCGTTTGCGGATATCGATCAACTACCGATCGCGTACCAGGCGCTTAGCGGTGTGCCTGGCAGCCAGTTTTACGGGAGTTACCACCAGATCATCCAGCACGCTGAGACGGCGCGCAGGCTGCTGGGATCTGAACATGACTGGTGGTACGTCAAGGACGAAAACTTGCTACGGATCTCGCCGACGAATCAGCGCAGTGGTTCCATCGTCGTCCGATATGCGTCGTCCACGATGGAAATGATGGATCCGGTAGCACCGGCCACTACGCCAAAGAACGACTTTCGGAACCTCGCGTTCCGCGATCGGGATGTCATCCTCCGCTATGCCAAGGCCGAGGCAAAGGAAATACTTGGTCGAATCCGTGGCAAGTACAACGAGTGGCCATCGGCTGGTGGGGCGAAGTCCATGGACGGAGACGTGTTGCTGTCGGAATCGCAGCAGGAGAAGGAGCGCCTTGAGGACGAGCTGATCGGCCTGAGCGAAGTGGTCCCGTTCCTCACTGGCTGATCATGTTCATCCCCATTGCATTGCTGTTCGACCTGTTCGATGAGGACGCGAAGAGCGTACCGGCAGTCGTGTCTCACGGCGTTTTGGCTGTGATGAAGAAGGGCAAGAGCGCCAAGGCTGCGTGGAATATCGTGCGTGGCAACCTGTCTCGGCATGGATACTTGAAGGATCCTCAACGGGCGAATGCTCCGTTCAAGTCCGTGAAGCAGACGATCAAGGGGTCGCAGCGCTCCATGAAGCACGCCATGGAGAAGGACGCGCCACGCAAGTTCAAGGAGTTCCAGAGGGCGGCTGCGAAGATGGACCCCAAGACATTACGTTGACACTAAACCGTTTTGTGGTACTATGCGAAGGTGCAACAGTTGCAAGGATAAAATGTATGGCAAGGCCCACGGAATACGGAACGAGAATGAACGGGAAGCTGTTGATTAGGCTTCCCGTCGACCAGAAGGAAGCTCTGGAGCGGCATGTGCGTGCCATGGGCGGCAACCCGACGGCTCGCCCTGGTGTGTCGAAGTTCATCCGGTCGCTGATCGAGAACGCTTTGAGGTCAACGAAGTAGAGCGGTCGTGGTAGAATCGCCGGCATGGCTACCTACCATTCAAAAACTGGGAAGTTCTGTGCTTCACACGAGGCTCACAAGGTGAGCAAGGGTGGCAAGCGCTTTCGCGTCACTAGGGTGCTCGAGCCAGACGAAGACATGGCCGAGTCGAAGTTCAGGCGCCCGTCGTTCGTGGAGATTCCTGCCGGGATGATTCCAGTCAGCAGCTTGTTCGGTGGGTGAGAACGGCAGGATATTCCCCGACGAAGCCGGGTGTACGGACGAGCGAGAGCTTTGGGACTCCATCGCGTCCGAGTCGTCGAATCTCTCGGGCACGAAGTTCGAGTTCTTCTCTCTGCGGAGAGCGAAGAATCGCCATCCTCTGTATCGCGAGCCATCTGCCGGGGGTGGGGAGTGGTCATTCCATGGCCCGTACGAGATGATGGGCAGCATCGAATTCGCGCAGAACGACAACACGTCCACGGATTCCAGCGAGACAGGGCAGCACAAGACATCCGATGCCGTGCTTTGGATCTCTCGGTCGGAGATGGAGCTGAAGGGCGCGCCGGATCCCAAGTTGGGAGACGTGGTGGGGTTCTGGAACCTCGACGGGAGCCAGTTTTCCGAGACTCATCGCAAGGCGCAGTGGGATGTGGTCAAGGCGAGTAAGGACGGGAACATGTTCAGCAGCGAGGTCTTTGTGTTGTGGCGGCTGGAGTTGCGTCGCAAGACGAAGTTTCTCTCGTTCCGGAAGGTGGACAATGACTCTATCTGAAGAGTTGCGAGATGCTGCTGGGGCTGAGAAGGGCGTAGCCCTCTATCCGGGGCAGTATGTCATCGTCCGCACGAAGGGCGGCGAGCGTGTGGCTACGGGCACCATCGTGTATGTGGACGAAGCCATGCACACGGTTCGGGTGTCGTCCATCGGCTGGCAGGCTGACCAGAATCTCGACGTGGATGTCGAGAAGTACGATCTCTGGGTTGTAGCGCCAGAAGATGTTCCGATGCAGAAGTCGTTGGTGAATGGGCCAGGAAGGATAGGCGCGTGACGGTTGGCAACGCGGGAGTGAGCAAGCTCAGGGGAGGCGGGTACTCACATGTGTGCTCCATGTGTGAGCACATGCACAAGGCGCTGGCAGAGGGTCGAGGCTTGTGCGGTCAGGAAAATTGCGCGGGTCCGATAGGTGGCGGGTCGTTCCCCAAGTACGTCGGTCCCATGTCTCGTGATGCCATCGCGCGGTCGTGCTTTGCGTGCGGGAAGGAAGCCAACAAGATCTTGCTGACGCCGGACGGATTCGTGGGCTCGTGCAACGAGCACCTGCGCTGGGTGTCGCTGTCGCAAGCCAAGTCAGAGCCGATCGAGACGCTGACGCCAGCAAGCGAAGCCGATGGCGTTTCGGTTTGAAGAGTACGGTGATGTGGATCGGGCATTCGACCTGATGGATTCATGGCGAGATCGCATGGAAGCCCTCATCGCGGCGCTGCCACGGTCCATCGCTGATGAGATCTTGGGCGGAATACAGTCCGCCGCAAAGCCAATCGAGGACTACCCGAAGTTCATGCGCGTGAAGGCGGTAAGCGTGGACGGGTGGACGACGTTCGGCATTTTGCCGCCGAAGTGGGCCATGGGATACAGGCTGAAGGGTTCGGACGTGAAGGTGGCCGTCATCTACGTGAAGGCCGTGGTGAGGGGCGGCAAGCCGGTCAGCGAACTAGCGTCGGTGCTTGAGATGCGCGGCCCGTGGACCATGAAGACGCTGCCATACGAGCCTACCGTCCAGGAGGCCAAGACGGTCGTGCGCATGGTGTCTCGTGGAGAGGTGAAGGCCATCGAGCACAAGCGCATGGAAGAAATGGACGACACGCACAGCATGCTGTTGTTGGCCGGTGCGCATGGTCTAAGGCGGCCCGGCAAGATTCTGATGGATCGCGATGTAGATCGCGACATGGCATTTGAAGTGCTGCGCCATGAGTTTGGCGTGGTACAAGGGAGTCATCCCCATTGGAAACCAACCCTGTCCAGGGTGTATCACGGTGGGATGCGACAGAAATTCATTGCAATGTCGTCTTGGATTTCGGATCCCAAAAACATGGCGTATATTGGTGCGGCTTCGGGCGGCGAGGTTGTATCATCGTCGGTAGCTAAGCGGGTCGCGCGGTTCCAAGACCTCGTTTCGAGAGTGTAACGGAGAAAACATGGACATCGAGAAGATCAACGGCGTGCTCGCACGTGCCCTCTCTCACATGGATGAGCAGGAGAACCTGCGCATGTCGGAGATTTTGTTCGAGGATCAGGACGACGGCGTCCTGGAGCTTCCGGACAACTCCCCGGACGGAGATCCTGACACGGGCGGCGACCACGGCGTGTTCAACCACGACTCGTGGGTGGACGTCTACATGGCGTTCATCGAGGAGATGGTTCGTCGGTGCGTCAGCGAGTACGACATCTCGGAAGACGACGCGATGGAATACATCGTTGACTTCGCGGACGAGTTGTACGCCGACGGGCAACTGCCGGAAATGCCCGACCCAGAAACTGCCGACGAAGCCGAGATCCTCGGCTGGGTGTCTGCGGCCAAGAACGTGGGCTTCGGCTCCCGGTTCATGGACTTCGTGAATTCCAAGGCCAGCAGCGACTGAGTGCAGTGCTCAACGCTTCCGGCAGAACAGGGCAAGTTACGATCGACGACTTCGACGTGGGAATCGCGAAGCTGGTTGGTGGCGAGCTTGTCAATGTAGAACTCGACGGCGAGATGACCCAGGAATACGCGGCCAGGGTCAATGGCGTCACAGGCCCGACGCTGTACAATGGAATGGTCCCGGTGTTCTTCGACTCGCCGGAAGACGCCTATCAGCAGAATCTCGTGCCGATATTCCACATCGTGCGATCGTCCATGGCACCTCAGCAGCAGCGGTGGTTTCCCGCAGGACACGAGTACAGCGTACCGGCTGCCGGTAGTCAGATGGTGACCGCGTCCGATGGGTCTGTGGGCCCATCGTTGATCGAGATGAAGCCATGGGCCTTCCCGTACGACATCACCTACGAGATCCATCTGCGGTGCCGTTTGAGGCGCCAAGCCAATCTGATGCTCCACCATGCGCATCAGAGGATTTGGGCGTACGGCCAGGTATTCGTGGAAGATTCTCTGGGGGAGGATCGCGGATACTATGCGTTCTTGGAGGGCGTCGATGCGCTGGACGAGATCGCGGACGTGGGCGATAGGAGCATCGGGTTCACGATGAGCTTGCGCGTGGAGGCGGAGTTGGACTTCATCGATCCGACGGTCGAGAAGACCACGCCAATCCTCACCGTCAGCACCAGGAGCATGTGATGAAGTGGCTATACACGGGAACGCTGACCACCACGGTGCGGTTCGAGGACGGCCGCTCGGTGGTCGTGGCTCCGCACACGGAGTTCGACGCTTCGATAGGTGCGGTGAAGCACCTTGTTCAATCGGGCGTTTGCGTTCTCACGAGAGCACAGGGGCGCGGGCGCGAGCCTGAGCCTGAGCGTGTGGAACCAGGAGAGTTCAAGGCGGCGGTCCCAGTCCCAGTGGTCGAAGAGCAGCCCGTTGTGGAGCCTGAGATCGAGCCCGAGCCGGAACCAGCGGCTGAGCCCGATCCGGAGCCAAAGCTCGCCGTCTCGGTCGAAGATCAAGAACCAGAGGACATGCAAGATCGCCCGTTCGTTTCCGAACCCGACGTGGATTCGGGGAGCGGTGTGGTAGCGTCCGAGCAGGACGTGGGCGTGTCGAGTCACACCAAGCGTCGTCGACGCAAGTTTCAAAGCAAGTGAGATTGAACCATGGCTGAGTTTCTGCATCCCGGCGTCACGATCGAGAATCGCCCCACCGGATTGTCTCCGATCCGTGGAGTGGCCACGTCCAATCTCGGAATCGCGGGATTCACCGAGCGCGGTCCAAGCAATGTGGCCACGCTGGTCACGTCGTTCGACCAGTTCAAGGAGACGTTTGGCGATTTCACTGCCAAGTCCCAGGTTCCGCTGCACGTCTACGCGCATTTCGCCAATGGCGGCGGGCGTGCATACGTCTCGCGTGCCACGCCTTCGGATTCGGTGGCGGCTCAGGCCGACATTCTGAACCGAGAAGAGGCGAGTGTCATCGGGTACGGAGATGGGAGCAACCTGTCTCCGTTCACGACTCCGCTCTCGTTCCCGGTTGTTCCTGGCTCGGTGGAGATCCAGTACGTCGAGGACGGAACGCCGGTTGCGGCGTTCCCGGTGACTCCGAGCACTGCTCCGGATGGCGTCGCGCTCGACTTCTCGTTCAAGCTGCCTGGACCATTGGTCGAGAGTGCGACCGTGATCACTACGACGGTTGGCGCGTTGCCGGTGACATACAACGACTCGCTGGTTGGCGGTGTTCTGCGCGATGCCGGTAGCAATGTGCGTGGGTACGTGGATCTCAAGACCGGTTTCGTGACACTCTCGACCGAGACGACCAAGGTTCCGGACGCGGGGTCGAGCATCACGGCCGATTTCATTCCAGTCACTTCGCCCATCACGGTGCTGGACGATGGGGCAGGGAACCTGACCGGTGCCACGGTGACCGTAGGGACCATCGACTACGCCACGGGCGCCATCACCTGGACGCTGACCGTGGCTCCTGCCGCCAAGGAGATTTTCGCCAACTACAGCCACACTCAGTGGGAAGCTCCAGCCGTGTCTGAGGGCTTGTGGGGCAACGGCATGGTGTTTGGGGTGCGTGGTTCGTCGAACTACTTCGACCGCGCCACGGCATCGTACTCCCGGTACGACGTCTTGGTCTACACGACCGACTCGGGAAGCCTCACGGTCAAGGAGGTGTTCGAGGGCGTGTCGTTCACGGACACCACGGACGCGAGATACGTGTCCAAGGTGGTCGACGCTTTCGGCACGGGATCGGATCTTCTGTCGCTGACGGAGCCAGCATACAGCAACGCCGCATTGGGCAGCCTCAACGGCGTGACGTACGTGGCGGGTGTGGCCGCTGGGGATGGCACGCAACTCGACTTTGGCTCCACCAGCGGAGCGTTCGGAACGCCGACCATCCCAGTCGCGTTCAGGTCGGATCCGCTGCCTGTCCCGATTCAACCGGGATCTGTGTCGATCGTGTACACGGACATGGCAGGCGCCACGCAGACCATCACGGACGACGGTGATGGAAATCTGATCGGTGGCAACGTCGATCCGCTGGCACCTTCTGGGTTCAACGCGGTCAGCTACACGACTGGTGCTTTCGCCTTCCGGCTGACGCTGCCGATTCCGGCCGCCGAATCGAGCCACCTCGCGGTGCCGACTGGTCTGATTCCCGGATCCATCGCCAGTGCCACGATGTACTTCACGCCGACTGACTTGGAGACGCAGGACGCATTCACGGGCGGATCCGACGGGACCTCGCTGACGCGAAGCGAATTGACGTCTCCTGCGCTGCTGGCGGATCGCCTGGGAGTCTATGCGCTCCTGAAGACTGGCCAGCTCATGAATGTCGTGGTGCCTGACGCTGCCGGTGACAAGAGCATGACGCTCGACCTCCTGACCGAGGCAGAGCGAAACAACAAGTGGTTCATCATCGTGGCGACTCCGCAGGGTCTCACGCCGCAGCAGGCCGCGAGCTACAAGGTCAACACCTTGGCCTCTGGCTCCAGCTTTGGCGCGATGTACTACCCGTGGATCCGGATCGACGACCCGCTCACGAGCCTGTCCGGGCTGATGCCTCCTGGTGGTCACATCGTGGGTGTCTACGCGCGCACGGACTCCAACAAGAGCGTCGGCAAAGCTCCTGCTGGTGTGACGGATGGTCACTTGAACTTTGCGACCGGCCTGGAGAACGCGATGGACTTCCCGGACATCGACATTCTGCACGCCAACCAGATCAACGCACTCATGGACAGGCCCGAGACGGGCGGGGTCGTGGTTTGGGGCGCGCGGACGATGGAACGTCCGGAGGGCGACTTCAAGTACGTCCATGCACGTCGCCTCTTCGAGTTCCTGGATCTCTCGATCTTCAACTCGACGCATGGGTTTGTGTTCGAGAGCGTGGGTCCGGCGCTGTGGTCGCGCATGCGCTTGAGCGCCGAGGGGTTCCTCAAGCAGCTCTTCGACAACGGTGTGTTCAAGGGCACGACCCCATCGCAGGCGTACCGAGTGATCTGCGATTCGTCCAACAACAGCCAGTCGGTCCAGGACGCGGGCGCTGCTATCTGCGACATCTACGTGGCGCTCAACAAGCCAGGCGAATTCATTCACTTCCGCATCCAGCAGAAGCTCGAAACGACGGCCTGAAGGGGCCAAGGATAGGAAATAGATCATCATGGACGCTACAATCACGAATCTGACGGCCGCGCCGCTCTTCATCCCTGGACCCAACGTCGAGCTTCCGGCTTCCGGCACGGTGCAGTGGCTCGACACCACGATCGAGACGTTGGAAGGGAGCACGTTCGTCACGGACGCTATCTTGGCAGGCACCATCTCGGTGTCAGTGTCTTCTGACGCGCGAGATGCGGCTGCCGCGCCGTGGAGAGCGTTGTTGGTCAGTGGTCTTCCCGTCTATGCCCACGCCAGCCTTCCGGCGGGATTCGAGGGACAAGTGGTCTTCGTTTCCAACGGCCGGAAGTCTGGCGAGTTGGCCGGTGCTGGCACTGGCGTTCCGGCGTACTTCTCCAACGCGGCGTGGCGCACGTACCCGGCTGACGCGGCGGTAACGATCTGATGATCTACACCGTGGAGCAACGTGTTCTCGCAGGGTCACAGTTCGATGGCGCCAACGGTGGCGCTGTCGGATCTGTGACTACCGTTGCGGGCGCTGCTCTCACGGCTGGAGAGTCGTTCTGGCTGAACGATGGCCTGACCAGTGTGCTGTACACGTTCGTTCTGTCGGCAGACGGCTTCGCCAAGACCAATACGTCGCGCCCGGTCGTGTTTGCCGCGCCCGACGCGGCTGACGCCGTGCGTGATCACATCGTGCGTGCTGTGAATTCGACGCCGAGCTTCGATCTTCGTGCGTTCGGATCTGCTGCTGCAACTGTTGCACTAGTGAACAGGATCCCTGGTCACCATGGCAACGTGACTCCAATGGCGGACACGGTTGCTCCTGCTGGATTCGTTGTGTCGTCGATGTCTGGTGGCGTGCCGATGCCGGACTTCGAGGACCGAGACGGGATTCGGATCTACCATGGGTCCACGTTCGGCGGTCTGCTGGACATTCCGTGTGTTCTCCCGGTCCACAGTGATGGGGTGCGTCACATGGCCGTGCAGTCGTGGGAGGCAGAGAGAATCCTTCTCAATGTGACCGGCGCCATATCGTACACCCTATCGTTGGAGCAAGCCGATGGTACAAGCGTGGTGTTGTCTACTGGCGCTGGAGCGGTGGTGCTGCTCACCAACGTGGCCAAGATCGTTTCAGACGAGCGTCTCAAGTTGGTGACTGTTGGAGGCGTCAACGAGATGTTCGCGCGTGTGAGCGGAAGACCATTGGTGATGACGTGAAGCTCTCGGAAGAGTTGAGCAAGGCGATCTCCAGGCTGACCCCGGTCGAGGGCTTCATGATCCGCGTCCTGGATCTGAAGAACGCTCGGTATCCTGGCTCCGAAGCGCAGGGTATCCTTCCGATCGTGGTCACTGGCCACGTCAACATGAGCGAAGGTGACTGGACTGACTGGGTTCGAGGCGTGAGCATTCCGGTGTATGGATCGGGGTACACGGAGCGCATGCTGTCAGTCGGTATCGACATCCGCGAGATGACGGCGGCGAGGGCTATGGGCCGTGCCATGCGAGAGACCATGGTCGGGCAACGAGTCGAGTTCGACCGCATGACCGAGGGTCTGCGCGCCTTGATTAGCGCCGTCGAGAAGTGGCCGTCATTGGCCCACGCAGTCGCGCTCGGTATGATCGAGGAGGACATGACACTGGGAGAGTGGGTCCGGCGCGTGAGCGAACTTCCGTTACCATCCGAGTTGGGTATGGGGCCAGGCACCCTTGGTGATATGATCGCCAAGACGGCGACATTGACGCCAAATTTCTAGGAGTACGATCATGGCAAGAGCATCAGCGAGCGATCCGCTCCACAGTTTCCGGTTCCATTGCAAGGCACTGGACAACATCGGTTTCGGGACGGATCTGCTCCAGCCAGCGGGCACGGGCCCTGGTTTCTCCGTTGGTGACTCGGCTGAGGCAGGGTTCCAGGCCGTGACGTCTCCGGAATACACGCTGGAGCACGTCGAGTACCGTGAAGGCACGAAGACGTACACCGAGAAGTACCCTGGGTTCCCCACGGTCAACGATGTGACGATGTCACGCGGCGTCGCGCGCAAGGACACGTCGTTCTACGACTGGACGGTGTCGGCTATCGAGGGCGCGGACTACCGCACTGACATCGCCATCTACCACTTCCGGCGTGGTGCTCGCCATGTGCCATTCGCTCCGGCGACCGACGTGAGCGATGCGAACGCGAAGCGCTACATCCTGCGCAACGGCTCTCCGGGCCGTGTGAAGGTGGCGGCGGATTTCGATGCGAGCACGGGTGACGTGAGCCTCGCGGAGATCGACGTGATCTACGAGCGCTTCGATGTCGAGAAGGACACCGGAGACACGACCACGAGCTTGAAGTCACCTGCCGACGTCAACCTGGCCACCTGACCACCAACAGCCTACAATGGCTGACCGTGAGGTCGCGTGGCAAGACATAGGCTGATCGATGTGATGCAGTCGTATCCCTTCTGGATATTCGACGCATCGGGCACCTCCAACGGAAGCGCGTTCACGGTTTTCGACCCGCTGCTTGGGTTCGCCTCCGTGACGGCTCCTGAAATATCGGTCGACGTTCAGGAGATCCGTCCTGGGAACTGGCCATACGCTCACAACGTGGTGAAGACCGCATCGACTGGTGCGATCTCCATGTCAAGGGGCGCTCGATTCAACGACTCCGACTTCTACAACTGGGTATCACGCGCGGTTCGCGGGATCGCGCCGATCCGAAGGAATCTGGTGCTTGTTCACTTCCTTGGCTTCAGGCCGATCCGAGAAGTCCAGAAGCTCGCAGGGCTCCGAGGTTCACATGTCGGTCCTGAGATGGGTCAGACGTCTCTCGTGGAGAGGGTTCCAGGGCGAGCCTGGTTCTTGGCAGACTGCATTCCGACCCGGTACAAGGCCGGCAGCGATTTCGACGCCACGTCACCCGCGACATCACTGACCGAGCTTGAGGTCAAGCCGGAATATGTGATGGAAATGACCATCGGAACACTGGTGTCGTCTGTTTCTGGTGGTGCTGGCGCGTCTGTGGCAATTGGCGGATTGTTTTGATACGGTTCGATCATGGCTGAAGTACACCTGAACCCGCTCTCTTCCTTGGCCGGTGTCGAGGTCGATGACGCTACGGGAGCCGCTGGAACCTCGACCGTGGCTGCGCGTGAGGATCACGTCCACGCCCACGGCATCCGAGGTGGTGGCGC